CTCCCCTTTATGATGTAAGCTTGGGTCTGACTTGGGATATGTACGACGACGAGGGCGAAATTGCTTAAATAAAAAAAGGGGGGAAATAAATCCCCCCTTTCATTTTTCTTATAACTGTTCTTCTTCTCTTTTTGGTGCTTCCAATAAATTAATATCGGGTTGATATTGCTCCAAAATAAAAGGGGCTTTTGCTTTTAATATTGTTTCAACTTTCGCTTGAGCTTGCTCAATGTCATTTGTAAGCTTGACTGCGTCATGGCAAATAGATTTTAACTCCCTTAGTTTTTGTCTATCTTTCATGGCTTTTGTTTTCTTCACAAAAGAGCTTGCGTACTTCCTAGCGAAATCATCAACTTGATCGTCGATATCAGAAGTTTTAAACTTTCTATCCATGTATCGATAATCTTTGATTGTTTCTTGGAGCTTGTGCTTGTTAGCGAATGTTCTCAAAAACTGTTTCGCTTGTTCTTGTGCTTGAGTATATCTTTCTTCAGCTTCTATCAGGGCTTTTTTAATTTTATCCGCCCCAATTTTTTGAGCTATTTCTTCTCTTTTAGCATGAAGAAATTCGTTTTCTTCCATTCTTATTTTTTGATCGAGCATGCTTTCATATTCGGAAAAAGCGTTTCCGATCTTACTTGACAAGTATTCTACTTGATACATTTTTGCTTGTGCCATTTTACATTCCTTTCGATATTCGTTAATGACACTTGAAATATATAGGATAGTTCCCATATAGTCAATAACCTTTCGTAATAAAAAAAGGGGGCCTGAGCCGGCCCCCTTATTCCAGGTGTTCCCCTGGTATTTTATTTATGAATGAATGGTAGAAATGCTAGCCACACGATTGCGACTAGCATTAAAATGTAAATTAAGATCATTCGAATATCCCCTTGATACCTACGTACAAGAAGACTAGCCCAATAACAAATAACATTACTAGGCCAATATATTCTAAATAACTCATCAATAGCCCTTACTCATATCGTGATAGCTTAGGCTTTCGGGGGTGAAGTGTTTACGCTTATCACTAACCCACCTATGCCAAGCCTTGTTGATCGGGTCGTAAGTTCTTAAATGATTGAATTTGTACTTACCCCCATTGAAATGGGAGTAAGTATATTTAGTAATGAATAAATCTAATTGTTTCATTATCCTACTATCTTTCTATTTATGACGTAATCCGCTCTAGTTTTATATTTGTCATATAATTTTGGCTCTTTGTCTTTGAATGAAGTCAAATCAAAATTAGTTCTAATAAATGCTTTTAAACTAATATTATTAATTCTGATTTCTTCATTAAGTTCTTTAGTAGACATGAACGCATCTAGTCCACTTTCTTCACGCAAGAGCTTGGCTTCTTCTTGCATTAACTTAATTTGTTTTTCTTTTAATAACAAATCAAGTAGCTTTCTATAATTTAAGCCTTTGCTCTTGGCTTGGGCTATTGTTAGTTTATTCATAGTTTATTCTTCCTTTCGTATTACGAAAGTAATGTATAAAATCCCATAAGTCAAATAATAAATTAATTATTTTTTAGTAGACAATTATAATATAAATAGTATAGGATTATTCCTATATTAAAAGAAAGGAAGAAATAACAATGGAAGACGATAACCCCCTATATTTTAGAATGGAAGGTACGTTTAAAACCTTAGAAGAAGCTAAGTTTTATAAACAAGCCCTCATAGATAATTTGGGCTTTAATAGTCTAAATGATGATGAAGTGAGAATAGGTAGTAAGTACAGTGCAGAAAAAGAGTTTTACGATTTTTTTCTAGTATTAACTATTGATCTAAGGCGTGAAACAAACGCATCTAAGTTAAATGATAATGGGCGCTTATCCTAGCGCCCTTCCCTGCTGCCAAGAGATACTAAGAATTTCCCAAACGCCCGATTGCTTTTGATCTTGACCCCGACCCCCCTAAATTTGAAATTGCATATAGCTAACCCTATAGTATAAATAGTAGAAGAAAAGATGAGCGATTTCATTTCAGATTTAGGTTCGATGTCCCTGGAGGAACGTCAGTTGCTAGTGAAGAAACTAGAGCTGAAGAAATTACAATTGCAATCTGCCAAAGGTTCACGGGACTCCTTCATCAAATTTGTAAAAAACATTTGGCCCGACTTCATAGGGGGGAGGCACCATAAAATCATTGCTGAAAAATTAGAAGCCATCAGGGATAAAAAAATTAATAGATTAATTGTGAACATGCCACCCCGACATACAAAGTCAGAATTTGCCAGTTTCCTGTTCCCCGCTTGGATGATGGGGCATAACCCTAAATTGAAAATTATCCAAACCACCCATACAGCCGAGCTAGCCTATCGTTTTGGTAGAAAAGTCAGAAACTTGATGAATGAAACTGAATACAAGTCGGTGTTCCCGGACACTGAACTACGAGCCGATTCTCAAGCAGCCGGTCGTTGGGAAACCAATCACGGTGGCGAATACTTTGCAGCCGGTGTCGGTGGTTCGATAACAGGGCGTGGTGCAGACTTACTCATTATCGACGATCCGCATTCCGAGCAAGATGCTCTTTCCAAAACCGCCATGGAGAATGCATGGGAATGGTATACCTCGGGCCCTCGACAAAGACTTCAACCTGGTGGTGCGATTGTCGTGGTCATGACACGTTGGTCAGAGGATGATTTAACAGAGAGATTAATTGAAGCTCAAATGAAAGATGACAATGCGGACAAGTGGGAGATTGTGGATTTCCCAGCGATCATGGACGACGGCCAACCGCAATGGCCCGAGTTCTGGAAAAAAGATCAATTGGAGTCGGTGAGAGCATCGTTGCCCGTAGCGAAGTGGAATGCCCAGTGGCAACAAGAACCGACATCCGAAGAGACCAGTATTATCAAACGAGAGTGGTGGCAACTGTGGGATAAACCGCAACCGCCTTTGCAATATATTATTCAAAGTTATGATACGGCTTTTAGTGCAAAGACCACGGCCGACTTCTCAGCGATTACGACGTGGGGAGTATTTCATAATGAGGTAACAGGCAAGCAAAATATTTTGCTCATGGAAGCAGACAAAGGACGTTGGGACTTTCCCGAACTCAAAAGAATTGCTTTGGAGAAAAATCAATATTGGGAACCCGAACAGATTATTATTGAAGCGAAAGCATCGGGAATGCCTCTCACCCATGAACTGCAAGCCATGGGAATACCCGTGATTAATTTTACACCGAGTCGAGGTAATGACAAAATGGTGAGAGTGAATTCAGTTTCCCCGTTATTTGAAAGTGGAATGATTTGGTATCCCCCATATAAATGGGCCGAAGAAGTGATTGAAGAATGTGCTGCTTTCCCTTATGGTAGAAATGATGACTATGTGGATTCGATGACTCAAGCATTGATGCGATATCGTCAGTTTGGTGCTTTACGCCACGATTATGATGAGGAGATTGATGAACGTCCAAGACGTAGGATTGCATTTTACGGATCATAAGGTATAAATAACAAATGGCTGAAATTGATAAAACGTTAAACGAAGCACCGACTGGTGTCGAAGAAGAGATTACAACAGAAGAAGTGACCACTCCGATGGAGGTGGAAGTCGAAGGTGATGAAGAGACCGTGGCCCTTGGTCCGTCGCCCGAGGACACTGGAGATGGATTCGCCGATAACCTAGCCGAAAACTTACCCGAAGAATTATTAGCCGATATATCCAATGAACTGAGATCACAGTTCTCGGTCGACCAGACCAGTAGAAAAGATTGGGAACAAAGTTATATCAAAGGATTAGATTTATTAGGTTTCAAATACAATGAAGTCAGCGAACCTTTCCGAGGCGCTGCATCCGTTTCTCATCCACTACTCGCTGAGGCCGTCACGCAGTTTCAAGCAGGCGCATATAAAGAACTTTTACCTGCGGGCGGTCCCGTTAAAACAAGTATCATTGGAGAAGTCAATGATGAAGTGGAACAACAAGCCGAACGAGTCAAAGAATTTATGAACTATCAAATCGTCTACAAGATGAAAGAGTATGATGCCGAAACCGATCAAATGCTTTTTCATTTACCGTTAGCCGGAAGTGCGTTTAAAAAAGTTTATTACGATGGCAACATGGGAAGACCGTGTGCGAAATTTATTCCGAGTGAAGACTTGGTGGTCAACTATGGAGCGAGTGAATTAGAAGATGCCGAACGCATTACGCATGTGATAAAAATTTCTCCGAATGATTTGAAGAGACAAATGCTTTCGGGTTTTTACCGAGATGTTGAACTCAGAGATGACGACGAATTATATTCTTCCTATTCCGATATCCAAGAGAAGTACGATGAACTCGAAGGTGTACAGAA